GGCGCAGAGCGCGGGCCTTGGCCTTGGCTACCGTATGCTTTGGACAACGGAGCGTTTTCGGCTTGGGATATGGCATCGAACGTCTGGGACGAAGCAAAATGGGATATCAACGGCTGGCGAAGGATGCTGTTCTGGGCGCAAGCTCAAGTGCAGAAGCCTCTCTGGGCAATTGTCCCTGATTGGATTGGAGACGAGCAACGCACGATTGAGCGGTACAATGCCTTCAAGGATCAAGTGCCGTTTCCTAAAGCGTTAGCTGTTCAGGATGGGATGACTGTTGAACAAGCCAAAGAGTTAAAGCCTGATGTGATTGCAATTGGTGGCACGACCGAATGGAAGTGGGCGACAGTTGAAATGTGGGCAAAAGAGTTCCCGCGAGTTCACGTTTTGCGAGTCAACAGCCCTTCAAAGTTGGATTACCTCGAATCGTTAGGGATTGAAAGCTGTGACGGGACAGGGTGGAATCGCGGGGACCGAGAGCAAACACTAGGGCTAGAGTTGTGGGCAAGAAAAAACCCAAAACCGAGAACAGACTTGCTCACCCCATTTACTTGCAGACAAAAGAAAGACAAACAACAGATTACATTTGCGTGAGCCCGCACGAGTTACACTTAAACTGGAAACATAATACAATGAACTTTCACGACTACGAAGACTTAGTCATCAAGTGGGCTGAGGCTCGCAAGATCATACCCAACGCAACGCCTGTGTCTCAGTGCCTCAAGGCTGTTTCTGAGATGGGAGAGCTTGCTGATGCTGTCAACAAGGGCAACCGGGAGGACGTGATTGTCTGCCTGATCAACCTGTGTGAACTGGAGGATACGGACATCACCGAGTGTCTCGGGCACGCTTACCTAGAGATCAAGGACCGCAAGGGCACGCTGCTGCCGAATGGCGTGTTTGTGAAAGAGGAGACCGGGGCGCGGGCTATTGCGGATGCGGCGTCAATCGGCCTGCAGATCTTAAAAGGACTTCAGGCAAAATGAATAAAGTATCGAAATATCTGGCAAAGATAGGCAAGAAGGGAGGTAGTGTTTCTTCAGAGAAGAAGACCGCAGCTTGTCGAGAGAACGCCCGGAAGCCGCGTCCAAACGCCCGCAAAGAAACAAAGTGAAACTATGGAAGAGCGTCAATTTAACCGCTTCATGTTAATGATTTGCTTCTGTTGGCTTACAGGAGCAGTGACTTGTTATTTAAATGCTAGGTTGGATCAAGAAACTAAGATAAAGATGGCTGAGTTAGAGAAAGGCAAAAAATGAACCCAGCAAAAGATGAAAGCAGTCAAGACTTCCTGAAGCGGGTTGCGGATGAACTGGGAGAGCATTTCGATTGCATCCAGATATTTGCGCAGATTGATACGCCGGAATGCACGACTCCTTTAGCGGCGGGGATTGGCAACATCTTTGCTCGGGTAAAACAGGCTGAGATATTTGTTGAACGGTTTAACTCTCTTCAATTTGTAGTTGATTTTAGGGATGAAGAGGAGGATGAAAAGGAGTGATATGGACCTGAAACAAGAGGGGATTGACATAGGGTTAGCCATTGCGGGGTTGTTTGGGAGTCTGTTGATGAGCAGTAAGACGGCTGCGACATCGATTCCTAAGACTCTTGCCTCGCTTCTGGGCGGGGCGGCTTCGGCGAACTATGTCACCCCTCTTGTGTTGAAGATTGCGCACCTAGATGGAGAACCGCAGTACGCATATGCAGCGGCGTTCCTGCTCGGGTTCTGCGGGTTGCGAGCGGTGGAGACGATTGTTAACAAGCTATTTACAACTAATGAACCTGCTAACCCTGTTAAACGTCACCGCTAATGTGGTGCTATCGGTCTCTGCCTTGCACCTGATCTTGAAGGTGTTTGGACATCCTAACAGCCCGGTGTACGCCCGGCCCGGGGTGGCGTTCCTTTGTAAGGGTGCGGCTACGTTGACGTTTTGTGGGGCTGTTGCCAACATCTGCACGCTGAGCACGCCTAATTGGACTGAGGTCTTGCTGAATGTGGGGGTGAGTTGCAACTGGGCTTGGATATCCGCATTCATTCAGACAACGCACGCTGTTGAAAAGAAAGGTGTTACTAAGCCTTTGACGAATAAAGTGTATAAAAAGAAACGTAGTGCATCCAATGATTAGGAAAAAAAAATGGGAGTTGTTGGCCGACTTCAAGCCAACGCAGCAGGGATATTACTGGACTGGGACGTTGGAATACCCAGACGAGTACGGTAGGCGCAAGGGGGTTTGTTACCGGGTGCTCTGGCTCAAGACTTCAGAGCTGGCTACGGGGATGCAGGACCAGTGCGGGGACAGCCCTGAACGGATTGTTTGGTACGGGCCAATTGAACAGCCGGAAATTAAAGACGGAGAATTGCGCCGAGTGATCAAAGCGCAGGAGGACCACTTTGTTGCGACGCATTACAAGCACTGCGAGGACTGTGGCTGGCAGTCTGGGCTCAATAGTAGATCCATTGGCTATCTGGGCCAGAGAGAAGATTGCCCTGTGTGCCGGGGCCAGAATGGTGAGAACACTGTGAGCATAAAAGAAAAGACCTAGGACACCGCACTCACGGGCCTAGGCTTCTCTTTGTCCCACTACCCGTCCGCCCGGAGGTTAGTGGTGAAGGTGAAGTTTCGCACAATGAAAAAATACAAGCCAGAGAAAAAGGAAACGCATTCAAAGCCAAAGAAGCTGCATCAGTGCGGGCACGTCACTGTAATTACCCGGGACGGCGCAAAACATTACGAAAAGTGTGATGTCTTGACGAGTCAACAAACAACGCTTACATCAGGAATGAAGGTATTTATCTGTCGAACGCATGAAAGACTCTACAAATAACATTGTGATGAAGCCGCTTAGTGAATTGAGGGCTTATCAGTTTAATGCTCGGTTGCATGACGGGGCGCAAATTGATGCATTGAAGCGGAGCATTAAAGAGTTTGGATTCACTAACCCGGTGTTGATTAATTCGTCTGGCCGGATCATTGCTGGGCACGGGCGGATGAAGGCGGCGGATGAGTTGGGCATGAGCGAACTGCCTTGTCTAGTACTGGATCTTAGTGAGGCTCAGACCCGGGCGTACACGATTGCCGACAATCAACTCCCGCAGATGGCAAGTTGGGATTTTGATATGTTGGCGGTTGAGCTTGATGAGTTGCAGGAAAGCGGATTTGACATTTCAACGCTCGGATTCAACGCAGAAGAATTGACTGAAATGCTGGGATCTCCCAACGAAATGCCTGAAATATCGGAAGAAGAAGACGAAAAAGCGGAAAAAGACACCACTATTTGCCCAAAATGCCAGCACGAATTTGTTCTGTGAATAAATGGCTTTTGAGATAATATACGAGGAAATGGCTAAGCCAATTATAGGAATGGTCCCTCCCGGGGGATGGCATTATTACCAGTCAGACGTGAAGCTGATTGGTTATTCCTATGATAATTTATTGAAAGTTGTTGAGGCATACCGGGCCGAGAATCACTTTGATGGCGGCGATATTGAAGGGGATGTGAACAATTACATCTGCGCAAATTGGCCAAATTTCTGTCACGGGGTGGATATGGTAGTGGTCACCTCGGTGAATCGGCCTACGGCTACGTCAGAGCTGATGAACGACGTGCAGACTTGGGCAAAGAACATCTTGAACTCTACGGATCCGCACCCACTCGTGACAGACGACCTCGCCGAGCAACGCGCCAAAACGTGTCGTTCCTGTCCAAACAACGTGAACTGGCGGGGTGGGTGTTCAAGCTGCATCACTGCGACCGAGCGCATCACTGCCAGCGTTCGGCAGGCCCGGGACACTGTTTCGTCGGCGGTGCTCGGAGGGTGTTCGCTGATGCGGCACGACAACCGGGCAGCAATATTTATGGATCGGTCTGTGCTCCAGCGAGCGACCAGTCTTCCCGAATTCTGCTGGGTGAACCTCTGATATGGCTAACTACGTCAAACCCCTCGATCCAAAAATCACCGACCGTTTTGCCGACAAAGCGCCCCGGATGGGAGACCATCACGACAAACCCCGGATTATGGATCTGGAGGTTATTGACCCGACGAACGGGAAAGACCAGACGATTGACCCGGACACATTGCAGGTTCGTCGGACGTTCAAAGATGCGCAGCAGGCGCACAGTGCGTACCGGCGTTTAAAGCAGCAGAACGTCGAACGGAACCGCAAAAACCAGCTTATTCAGAAAAAGCTCAACAATGAACCTCCTTACCAGCCTAAAAAGCTTGAGTCGATGGGTCAGAATTGGCGCAGCAACCGCCCTACTGGATTTCTCAGCACGATGGTCTCGCGT